TATATAAATATATATAAAATAAAAAAACCCTCGATTTTTATTCAAGGGTTTTTCTATTAGTTCATTTAAGTATTTTATTAGAATTTAAGGATTGCGTAATCATATCTTAATGTTAATGATATTTCAACTGGGTCTGATGAGTCAAATGCTAAGTCACCAAAATTAGCTGATTGAATATACGCACCTTTTAGTTCCCATTCTTCAACCACAGCTCCAACTGGGTCTAAAAGGTTAAATGTAATATTTTTCTTGTAAAAATCAGAGTATCCGTCTCTACCAGTAACTGATTCGTGGTGTAATCTAATCCATTCAATTACTTGTTGAGCAGCTGATGGAACAACTGGGTCATATAACATAATTTCTAAAGGTTGCCATCTTGACTTACCTTTAACGTATCTTGTTACATTCATATGTTCCAATACTACTTCATCTGATTCCAATGATGGTCTGTTCATTGACTTAATTAAATAAGCATTAATACCATCGATTTGCATTATAAATCTATTTTTGAGCTTTGGCTCAAAAGGGGTAAACATAATATCTTGTGGTTCTAATAATTCGGCCATTTAATTTCTCCTATTAAAATACTTAAACCTTTAATTCATATATAAATATCAAGAAATATAAAAAAAAGGGACTTATATTTCTATAAATCCCTTTTATTTAGTTATTTAATTAACTATTACTCTGGAAAAGCAGCGCCTGTAGGTTGTACTACAAAGTCTAATACAATAAACTCAGCAGTTCTTGTAGGTTGTAAGAATAATTGTCCAATTAATTGATTTCTATCAATTGAATCTGGTGTATTATTCGTTTCATCCATCACTACTCTGAATGCACTCAATCCACTTTGTGATTGAATTTGTTCTAAGAATGGATTAACAATTCCTAAGAATCTTCTTCTTGTTGCCGCTGTATTTTGTTCAAATACAAGGAATCTTGAAGAACTTGCAACAAACTTCTTAACTCTGATTAATAATCGTCTTACATTGATTCTATCCAAAGCACTTGCTTTCTTCTGTAATGTTTTTTGTCCAAACACCGTTACACCTTGTCCAGGAAATGTAGCGATTGGATTAACATTTGAATCATATAAATCATCACGATTACCTTGTGTTAATTTTCTCTCAGCTTGAATAGCAGTTGTGATTCCACCACGATTCAATCCAGCAGGAGCAAACCAGGGATGTGCTACTCTATCATTGAATGCATAGATTCCACCCATTACCGTTGATGGTGGCACCCATCTTTGAGTTCCAGCGACTTGTGTATCAGGTACTTTAATCCAAGGCCAATACATAGCTGCAAAGTTTGAATCTCTTCCACCCGCTTCTGTTGTAACTTGTGATAATGTACTATCAAATGTTACTGGGTCTAATACAGCGAAACAATCACCTCTCGACTCACAAACATCAATTACTTTACTAGCGATTGTTGTATGTGTGTTTGCTATGATACCAGGTGTTAATATTAAATTAATATCATATTCATCTTGGTTGGCTAATAAATCAAGAGCATCTGTATAAGCATCTGTACCATCTGCACCACTTGACATTGGAAATCCTTGTGTTTGTGAACCAATCTCTTCATAGAATTTAACAGCCTGTCCTACATCTCCATTTTGATTTCCTAGAGCATCAAATCCACTTTTTCCATCTTGTCCACCACCAAATCCACCATTTTCTGAACCACTACCAGCGTTTGGTAATGAACTTGATAAAGCATTTCTTCTAATAGTACCATTTTCATCTAAATAATCTACAGTTAAAGCAGAACTTGCAACTCTTACAAATCTTGATTTATTTGGATATGAACCACTTAATTGTAAATATTTTGTGCCTCCATCTGTTTTAAGATTTTGTTTTTGGTCTCCAATTAGTTTTTTAATGAAGTTTACAGAGTTAGGGTCTAAAGATACATTATTATATGTTTCTAAGGTTTGTTTTCTTTTATGATTATCATTACCAGCTCTAATCAATAAGTTAAATGTACCTTTTGTAGTATTTACATTTGTAACTTCATATCTAATGTTATGTTTTGAACCACTAAGTAATATATTGTTTGTGGTTTGTGTTGTATCAGCGTTGTTCATAATAGTTCCATCAGCTAATGTCTCCAATACAAATGAACTAGCTCCAACACCAGCAGTACCACCCTCTACAGCTTGTGTAGCAGTACCATTGAATACAAATCCACCAGATGATGAAGCTGCTGATAGGTTAGCACCAGTACCAGCTGAACTACCTGAGATTGTTATAACTCCAGCTGTACTTGAAGCTGAAATATTCAATCCATGTGTTGCAACATTATTATTAATCGCATCTCTTAAATTACCAGCAGATGTAGCTAAAGCTCCTGACGTTACAAATATTTGTGTCGCTGTGTTAGTAAAATTTGTATTGTCTTTAACAAATGTAAAATCCACTCCACCAATAGTAACCTCTTGGTTCTGAAAATCAGTACCATCAGTAAGAGTTAGAGTACCACTTGCAAATGTACCAGCTGTCTCTACAAGTCCTTGAGCTGCAACACTAGCACTAGCTGGTGCAAATGTTCCGTCCATTATTCTGACTACTGTTAATGTGTTTGAATTTTTTAAATATTCTTCAGCTGCGTGTGATGTTAAGAATTGGTATGAGTTCGAACCACTTTTAAACACATCTCCAAATTTCGCTTGGAAATCAGAAAATGATGTTACAACGGTTGGAACTCCTGCAGGACCTTTGAGTGTTGGTCCGATGAGTGCAGCTCCAATATCAGCCACAGCAGAAGGTAAAAACGTCTGGTCTATTTCATTCGTAAATACACCAGGTGAAATTATTTTCTCGGCCATTGAATTTCTCCTAAGTTAACTTTTTTAATTTTTGGAATTAAACCTTTGAATAACACTTTTGCGCAGGGAGTATTATTCATATATAAATATATGACTAAAACCCCAAACAATAATTTTTTTTTGATTATTCAGATTTATTTTCTGATGCGGTTGGTGTAAATACGCCTGTTTCAGGATTTAGAGTTCCTTGGCCATACTTATCCGTTATACCATCTAAAAATGTTTTTTCTTCTGATTGAATTGATTTTAAAGCCTCTTCTAATTCAACTTCTTGATTATCTAATCTGATTTGAGCCATTTTTAATTGTCCGAATTGATTTTGAACATTTAAATAACTTTTTTGTATGTTTTGAACTTGTGTAAGTTCTTCTTCTGTGAATTTTACTTCTTCTGGCATTATAACCTCCATTTGTAATTAATTAAATACTATACTATATATAAGTATATATAAATTTAGAAAACGAGTGAATTATTTTCCTACTTGTTTATCTGTAGCATCAGCCTCTTGTGTAAAGGTAACTCGTGATGGTGTGGTAAATTTTTTCATATTTGATATTTTATTTGTGATTACCGAATTTAAGTATTCTGGTAATAAATAAGCTTTTGATGTAACACTAAATGTTGATTTAATGAATCTCTCACCATCTTGATTCATTTCTGATGCATCAGATACACTATCAATTGTACACAAGAATTTATTATCAGTTCCATCACCCCAATATGTATGTGATTGGTCTACAAAAGATTCCACTAATGGATTCATTTGTTCAATGAAATTTGTCCAAAGAATAAATTCATAAGTTACATCTGTATAATTTGGCATTCCAGTTGTGACTACATCATAAACGGGTTGAACTCCTTGTTGAACTGAAAATCTATCATATTGATTATCTTTACTCCATTTATTAGCCCTAACTACGTCAATTTGATTTCTTCTAACATCATGTGGAAATGATTGACCTGATAAATCATTTCTTGAAACTTCTGTTCTTCTTAACATAATTAATGGTAAAATTAATGAATTGTTTTTATCTCTTAAAACACCTCGACTTCTAACCGCTTTCCATCTTTCCTCATTACCATAAAATACAGGTATTTTAAAAGTTTCATTGGCTTCTCTAACTCTTGGTTTCATTACGTTTTTAACGTGATTCAAAACCGCAGTATCTACATCTTTTAAAGTAATGGAATAATTATCTGAAAAGTTATTACCTGGTATAATTGTAGTTTCTCTATTACCACGAATCGTTGTTCCTTTAGTAGAAACTTCATTAGCTCTGTTGACTAATTCTTTATTCACCACACCTTTGTTTGTTATCTTATTTACTGCCATTTCGTCTTCTCAGTTTTTTAAGTTTATCCAATTTATTATTCACTTTACCTTTATATTCTTCTGATTTAATACTACTCATATCAGCTTTACCAATTGCAATCTCTTTTTTAATATCTACTTCAATGGCTTTCACACCTGTTTGACTTGGTGAATCAAAGTTATCTAATTTATTCATCAACTTACCCATCATTTGTTCCATTTGTAAATTACCATTTGGTTCAGGTGTATAAGTATGTTTTCTTTCACCATATAAATCTTCGTCTTCTCTAACATTACCACTTACCTCTTTTTTTGGTTGAGGTTTTTCTTGATAATTAGGATTAGAGGTATCAAACTTCGTAATTTTCTTATGTGTTATTTGTTGAACAGCCATTATTAATATCCTTTAATTTCTTCCCAAGTTGGTAGTCCTGAACCATCCGTAGTTAATGTTCCGTGATTATTATTTACTGATAAATCATTAACAATTGTTCCACTACCTTCATCAAATCTCCAATATCCTACAAGATTACTATTTTTTCTATGGTCATAACCAAATCCAGCATTATATACTTCATTGGCAAAAGTTCCATCTGTATCAAAGCCTGTATTGTAAATAGCTACTTCGTCAATAGCACAAGCAAATCCTTGACTATATCCTGTTCCTTCGGTATTACGACCACCCATAAATATTGAATGAGTATAAGTTTCAGTAGCTTCATTTTGAGCTCCCCAAGCGATATTATTTTTATCAGTTATTCTTGGGTCGTTGTCTACCCACATTCTAAGCTTTCTCTCACCTGCACCCTTATCATTACCAGCATATGTTACTAATAAATGGTGCCATTTACCTATTTCCATTGGATTATTTATTCCATTAATTTCAGTACCACCAACACCTAACCCAATATTATTAACACCTGTACCTGATAATCCTATATGAAACCTTGCAGCAGGACTACTAGCTCTCGTACCTAATATAGTCGCTTGTGCACCCATGTCCTCATCTGG